ATCCTTCCAAAACAAGCCACGCTATCGCCATACCCAATAAAGTCCAGGCTTGACCCAGCAAGTCATTTAGAAACTGTTTCATTTCATTCTCCTATAACTGGCAGCCGAAGAAGTTGCTGCCATAGATGTTGTTGCGATGTTGCTAACCAAAACTGAGGCCACAATGGTTTCCTGAGCTTGCTCTCTAACTTCAGGTGTCAAGTCAGCCCCAACATTCCCAATAGCGTTGAAGGCTTCGAGAACGGCAACAGCAGCATCTCCAAGTAAAGGAATTGCTGCCAGTTCTTGAGGAACAACAGGATCATCCGCTTTGGCTTCCTCGGCTAGAACTGCCATTTGTTCTTCTTGACTTACTGGCAAGATAACTGGTGGCTCTGGCTCGACTGGTGGTGCTGGCTCAGGCGGTAGAGGCGGCTCTGGAGCGATTACAGGCGGTGGAGCAGGTGCAGGTTCGGGTTCTGGTTCTGGCTCGGCTGATGGCTCTGGTGCTGGCTCTGGGGTAGGTTCTGGCTGAGGCGCTGGTGCAGGTGGTTCGGGTTGAGGCGCTGGCGGTGCAGGAATTGGCTCAGGGGTTGGCTGAGGTGTCGGGGTTGGTTCTGGAGTAGGCTCTGGGCTTGGCTCTGGAACTGCTGGCAAAACAACAGGCTCTTCAGTCTGAACTATTCCATACTCTTCAAGGGTAATAATTTGCCCATCGGTGGTTCGGACACCGGTTCGGGTCTGGCCGTCATAAGTTGGCCCAGCCACCATGTAAGAGATAGCCACCGATCCGTCATAGTTGATAGCAGCGGTGATAATAATGTTGGTTGGCTGAAGCACATTGTAATTGCCATAAGGTCTGGCTGAAATGTCTACCGAGAATCCACCTTGCGAGCTTTGAATAATCAGGTGTTCATCGGTGCGGTAAGAAGGCAAAATTAGCCAGTCCATAGAATAAAGGCTTATAGAAGCGGTGCGAGGGTAATCCCAGTAAGTGCCATCAGGTGCGCCAAAAGTAATAACTGAGTTGGTTGTGGCATAAACCTTGTCAAAAGTTTGCCCATCAAAAGTCACCCCGACACTTAGAGGGATTTGGTAGCCGACATCATCGCCACCGCAAGTGACAACAGTTTGAACTGCCACCTCAGTTGTAGGTTCGACTATTTGACCAGGATTGACACAATCAGCCTGAGCTGGTGTGGCAAGGAAAAGAGAACTGAAGGCCAGCGTAGTAGCCGCTAATAATCTAACGGCTTTCATCTTTTAGATTCCTAGCAGTTTAGTAATAACTCCACCCAGGACACCTGCAAGACCGACCATTCCGACAATCATCCAGCGGAACTGTTCAAGAGTTCGCAAGCGACCTTCATGGTCTTTGATGTTGCGCTCAACCCACTCAACATGGGTAGGAATCTTCTCATTTAGTCTTTCGACTTGCTTGATGAGTTCAATAGCCCAACTAGGGATTTGTTCTTGATCTGACACAATCGGTCTTTCTTGTCCGGTTGCGTAGGCCGTTTAGTCTATTTTACTTGAGGGCTGCAATCTCATCAGCGGTCAAACCCAAAGCAGCAAGTTTCGCCTCTGCACTTGCTTTAGCCTCAGCCTTAGCCGCTTCCTCAGCTTCCTGAGTTGCCTTCTGTTCCGCATACGCTAGAGCATCCGCTTCACGCTGTGCAATTTCCTCAGCAGTCAAAGGAACAATAGTCTGTTCGCCTGTTGAGCAATCAACAACAATCTTGGTAAGTGTTTCAGTCATTTTCTTTTCTTCCTTGCTAGTTATTAAGAAACGGTTGCTCCGCCAGAGCCTTTTGTAATGCCATAAACAGATATTGTGCTGTATTGCACAAAATTACCGATAGCAGGGCTAATCGCAAATTCATTTATTGCTGCTGTATTTGACCAAAGATTAGCGTGAATGTTTTGATAAGCGGTTGTCGCATTGTTTTCAGTCACAGCGTCTACTGCAAATGATTTGTTTAGTGTTGTGCTGGCGTAGTTTGTGATGTAAACCTCACCATTACCAAAAGTGTTAGATGTTGATGCTGAACCAGGCATCCAAGGCCCATACATTGCCGTAGAACTTGTAGGGGATGAGCCGTTACCAGACAACCAAGTTCCAGTAAAACTTGAAGTGCTTGAGTTGAAAGACATATTGGCAACCTGACCAATGCTTGCATCTGTTGTTCTGTAACTGCAAACAATTTTTAGGTCTGTGTAAGTTGCTGGGATACCTGTTACTGATATTGAGGCAGCCCCACCAGAACCAACAGTTGTTGTGCTAATCAAAGTCATAGTCATCAGGCAGCCACCCCATAAAGTGCCAGCGTTGTGCCGACAGGATAAGTGTTATTCAATATCTGGATAGATGTAATAGCAGCAGTATTAGCCCATCTATCGGCGTAAGCCAAAACATAAGCATCGGCCTGATTTCCTCTACTTAACAAGGTTTTGTGCTTATCTGTTGCGGAATAATCTAAAAAGTTTACTATGACGGAAAAAGGGGATGATGCTGCATTGTAAGAAATTGCTGCCAAACTTTGAGAAGATGCTTGACCTGATAATGATGATGAGCCTGTTCCATACATAACAACATAAGAATAGTTATTTCCAGAATCACTATTTAGTCTTAGCGAAACATCACCAAACATAGCAGGGCCATTTATTACCAAAACTAAATCTCTATAAGACTGACTGATAGATGAAAAAGTAATTGAAGTTGCTGATGAGCCAAGAGTTGTATTTGCTATCGGTGTATAAGTAGTTGTTGGCATTATGCTCCCTTGATACCGTAGATACTGAAACGGCTGCCAGAAACAAAATTACTACCAATGTTAGGTGTCAAATTGACAGATGAGATTGTTGTAATGTCCATCCAAAGTCCAGAGAACAGATAAACTTCAGAACCAGAACCAGAGGTGTAACCACTCAAACTTCTTGTTGTTTTGTATTTTGAAGCAGAAAACGCATCAAGAATATCCACATAACCGCCACCAAAAACAGATGTTCCAGAATTTGAAGCAGCAATTCTTGTTCCCCAGATTTTAGTCTGACCAATTTCGGCACTCGAACCAACAGCACTACCGCTACCAGACATATAGTGTGAGCCATAATTTGTTGTTGAACCATTGAATCTAATCATTGCAGTATCAACATAAGAAGAGCGGTCTGTTCTAGCAGCAATTCTTAGTTGTAAGTGCTTGTAAGTGCTACCCAAACCAGTTACATCAAAAGTTACGGAAGCGGAAGAAGAGCCAAGAATTGTTGTGCTAATAAGTTCATAAGATCCTGCGGCTGCTCCACCACCTGCCCCAGCAGCACTAAAAACACCAAAAGGAATCAGCATTAGCTTGCAGTCGCGTTCCCGATCACGCGGTAATCATTAGTTCCCACACATTGCACCGAAATCATGTCATATTGTGTGCCAATGGCATAGTTAGTAGCCGCTGTTCCGCGACCCTTGATGGTCACAGCAGTTGAAGCGGCGGTCACAGTAACAGTTCCAGCACCATCGCGGAGAACATTGAAAACCTCACCAGCAACCAGGGCGGTTGCGGTAGAAATGGTCACAGTCACAGCAGAAGCAGCGGTGAACTGAAGGGTCTTGTTTACATCGCTAGTGGTCGCTGTGTAAGCGGTAGCGGTTGAAGAGGTGACATCTGGCCTGTTGTAAAGATACAGGTTGGTGTTGGCCGCTGTAAGAACCTCGGTTGCGGTAAAAGTTTTTCTGACTGCCATGATTTCCTTAGCTTAGTGAGCCTTCATCTAGTTTACCAAAGATGGTGTCATCAAGGATTAGATAGGTAAAGTTTAGGGTATTTAGACCGAGGGTCACAATGTGTTCGCCTGTAATGTCTACTGAGTGGTTTAGGCGGATCACAGAGGCATACTTATTGATGGCTGGCGGTAGGTTGCTAGGTGTAAAGATAACATTTACAAAATCACCCAGTTCTAGCCCCAAGATTGATGTCTGTTGAGCGCTTGTTAGATCATTTAGGCGAACTTGAACCTCAGTAAAGCGGTAGACCGGTTGGGCATACTTAGCCAAGATTGTGTTGTTGAACTCAATAGTCTGGGCATCGGTGCTAAATAGCAGGTCTGAATAGGTTTGGTTGAAGATACCAAATTCTTCTTGCGAACTGGTATTGGTGGTTGTGACCTGAGTATCGGTGACAACAGAAGTAGATACAACCTCATTGATTAGGTCTTCCGAACCATAACTAATCTGCATATTCTGGTAAGGGATGCCTGAGCCATCATCAGCCAAAATAACTAGGTTAGTTGTTTGAGGTGTGTGTGAGCGGTCTAGGAAGGTTGCATAACCAGTTTTAGAGATAAAGAAGATGCCTTGCTCAGTTGTTTCAATCTGTTGTAGATAAGCCAGAACACCTTGACCATCTGGAACAACATTTGCGCCAAGAGTTGAAATACCTGGGTCAATGTCGCGCTGATCTGCTGGCCATTGAACATACTGGTCATCTAGGACTGAGGTGACTCGAGCGCCTGAAAGTTGAGCTGTTGCTGTTCCAGCGGCTAGAGTCTGGTTTGCTAGGTAAACAAAGCCATCTGAGGCTGAAAAGGAAGCAATAGCATCACCATTTGGGGTGTAGGCCAAGTTCCAGTCATCAATAACCATTTGTGCTTGCTGAATGCCATTGACCGAGTAGCGCACTTGGCGCTTAGGGATAATCTGCCCATAGAAAGGGCTGGCTTCATAAGTTGGGTCAAAGGCTCGAGAGCGGTTGTTTAGTTCAACAAAGAAGTCACCAGCAGAGATGTTATCAATGTTGTCTGACTTACCTCTGGTTAGTTGAATGTCAGTCACATAGTTTGTGATGTCATAATACTGAAAACCTGCGAGGGTATAAGTGGTGTTGTCTAACTGACCTTTGATTGCATCATCAAGGGTAAAAAAAGGCCCAGTTGGCAAGACAAGATCAAAACCAATCTCTACTTTTTCAGTTGCCATTACGCGTTAGCCTTTAGATACTGATTTACCCATGAAGTAACTTGCTGACCAGCAGCCTTGCCATTTACAATTCCTGGAGCATTGAAAGTGACATTTACAGTTGCACCAGCTCGCTGACCAATGTTAGCAAAGCGGACATCCTCGGCAGATAGTGGATTGCCAGCCCCAGCAAGCATTCGAGCATAGTCAAAAGTATCTAGTGAAGATGCTGGAACACTAATCTGGTTATTCTTTAGGTTGTTTAGATTGTTCATCATCAACTTGAAGGCTTCTTCAATAGAGGCAACCATCTTGGCAATTTCATCCGCTAGTGCTTGCTCTTGTGACTTTAGGCCATCAATAAAGGCATTAGAAATACCCTCACCCAAGTCATAGAAGGTATCGGTAGATTCCTTAGCAATGTCTGAGCCAGCCTGGTTGAGTTGGTCAAATAGACCATTTAGTTCGGTAACAGTATCAGCACCGCCAGCAATAATAGCCTCAGCGGTTGCGCCACCGGCTTCAGCACCAGCATCTACAATCTGCTTAAATAGTGTGCCATTTAGACCAAGTTTCTTTAGAGTGACTAGGTTCTTAGCAAAGTTCTTTGTCTTATCTACTAGCTTCTTGAAACTCTCAGACAAGTTGCCAGTAATAACCTCATCATAAGTTGTAGAGATAGTTGTAGCAATCCCATTGACAAGAGTCTTTACTGACTTGGTGACCTGCTTAGTTTCACTAGTTAGCAAGCCAGTAATGTTGACAGCATCTACAACACCGCGAGAAATGTCTTTGGCAATAGCAATCTTTGACAGCAAGACATCGCGTTGGCGAGCAAGAGCAGTTAGAGCTACTTTTTCTACCTTGATGTAGTCATAGATAAAGTTAGCGGCAGCCTGAGTAAGCGCACCATCGCCCAAGCCTTTTACTACTGCCTGATTGATTGCCTCAAAAGAATCTACTGCTTGTTGCTCAAACTGACCTAGTTCTTGGGTTGCTCTACCAAGATCCCTGAAGCCTTGAGAAAGGTCTGAGATGTTTTGAATAAAGTCAGCAACCAGTTGCTTCTGCTTCTCGGCTGCTTTATCAATCGCCGAAATAACAGACTTGCCACCCGACTTAGAGCCACCAAGTTCCTCAACAATAGGCGGAACAATAATAGGCTTGGCTTCTCGAACACCGCTCTTTAGAGCATCAATACCAGTCTGGTAGTTAGCAATAACTTGGTCATAAGCCTTTTTGCGAGCAGCAGCAACGGCAGCGCCTTGTTCTTTACTTCCAGTTCTAAATTTCTTGGCAGTTTCATTGGCAGCATCCTGCCCTGCCTTCATAGCTCTGCCAATGACTGTTGCTGGAATACCTGTGCTTGCTTGACCTGTTGAAACAGCAAGACCGGCCAAAGCACCAGCGAGCAAACCGACTAGACCAATAATTCTTACAATCGGGTTAGCATTTAGAACCGCATTGAAAATACTGAAAGCAGTCGAGGCAACACCAATACCAGCAGCAAGCGGGCCAAAAACCTTGATGTTCTCGCCAATGTAGTTAGCCAACTTGACAACACCATCAATGGCATCAGTTGTAAAATCTACAAACTCTTGAAGTTTTGCTTGACCTTCTGGGGATGCGAACCAGGCAGCAAAGTCATTTAGGGTTGGCAGAAGCGCCATACCAATCTGCTCTTGCATTTCGCCAAGAATAATATTTATGCGCTGGAAAGGGTCATTGTTAGCAGCAGCGGCAGCCATGCCACCAAAGGCAAGTGCGGCATCCCTAGCAAAATCCTTAGAGCCTTTTAGGGCTGGGATAAGTCGGAACAAAGCAGTTGTTTGACCAGCAGCAGCCTTACCAACAGCAACAGAAACCGAACCTAAGTCTTTACCAGTTCCAGCAGCAATGTCGGTAGATAGCGCTAGAAGGTCTTGAGCCTTGCCAACATCTCCAGTAGCTCGAACAAGGGAAGCAAGTGCTGGTCTTAGTTCATCATCAGCAACACTTGTTTCTAGCATCAAAGAATTGATGTAAGCCTCAGAAGCGGCAATAGCCTGATCAGTAGCACCTACTGTGTTGCGAAGTTGCTGAGCTAGAAGAGCCTGGCTCTTGACATCGGTAACAGCGGCTTTAGCAGACTCTTTCAGACCATTAGTAATAGCCGCAAGACCAACACCTAGACCAACAGCACCAAGAGTGTTTCTTAGCCCTTTGCCAAGTTTGTCAAATTCCCTAGAGGCCTTTTTGATTCCAGTTGCATCGAACTGGGTAGCAATTATCGCCTTGATAGAAGCAGCCATTATTTATTTAACCTTCTAGTAAAGTCATTCATTGTTCGCTCAATTACTCTGGCAACTTCTTGTCTAATTGCTGGCAACTTATCTTCCAAGTTCTTGTAAACAAAGCGAGAGGCTGGGCCATAGCGAGAGTTCAAAACATTTATCAAGTTCTGACCCTGACCATTGATTCGGCGGCGAACAATGTTGCCAGTTCTAGGATCTACAAACTTGCGAGTTTGAGTGTATTTACCAGCATTATTAGCTCGACCAGCCATGTCAGAAATCTCAAAACCATACTGCTTGCCAGAGCCTTCTGCCTTGATTGCTACAAGATTAGCAGTTGTCTTACCAAAGCCAGACCTAGCACTTGGAGTTATTTGAATTGAAACTTTAGGACTTGTATAGCCTGAGCGACCATTGTTTGCCATACCGGAAAGCGGTGCAACCTTTGGTGAGTTGGACTTGATAGCCGAAACCGCTGGTTGAGTGATTTGGCGGATACTCTTTCGCATGTCATTGAGCATCTCTGGCTCGACCTTACGCATAAGTTTTATGGTTTCTTTCACACCATAGAACTTCACAATCTCATCAGCCATAGGTTCAATTCTACCTTAGAAGCGAAAAGCCCCCGATGCGTAGTCGGGGGTCTTTCTATTTACTCATCTGTTTATTGCGCCAAATCATATACCTGCCCATAGTCCAGAGCATTCGGTCTGACTCAGCCATCAAGACTGAGGGTGCAATACCAGTTTCAACAGCAAGGCTGGCGATATACCAATGACTTGATGTATCGCCAAGCCCAACTATTTTGGGTCTATCTCGCTCGCTCCAACAGATTCAACTGTTTCAGTCCAAGCATCAAAGTCCAGAGCGGTTGCTTTGGTGCGAATTTCAGAAGCCCAAGCCAAGAAAAGAAGGTGAGTGATTCGCACTTCTTCCTGGATTCGGCTTACTGAGATGTTGAACTTTTCCTCAAATTTTACAAGGTCACTTGCAGAACAAGTAATCTCTTTTGAGTTGCCAGCGGTAAATAGGATGCGTAGGTTGATTTTCATTTTTTATCCTTATGCGGTTGCGCGTGTTACAGCGCCTACAGTTGGGAAGGTCACATCAAAAGTAGCCAAGTCACCAACAGCACCATTGATAGGTGTGTATTGAGAGATTAGAACTACTGCTGAGTAAGCAGGGTTTGTAGCAGATACGGTAGCAGAGCTTGAGCGAATGGTTACAGTCGCTTCAGTTCCGATTAGTGGGTAAAGCAAAGCATCTACTCCGCCAACACCGAAATCCTGCTGGAAGTTTAGGGTTACAGAACCAGACTTTAGACCTGCTGCAACTTCACGCCATCCGGCTGAACCTAGAGAGGTCTTGTCTACTTCTTCAACGGTGATCTCTAGAGATGCACCTGATAGAGCTGATGATACATCCGCTGTGCCAATGCTGACATAGCGGCTAGTTACAACGGTTTTACTCATTGCGATTTTCCTTTTGTTTAGTCTGCTTGCACAGCGATATCGAATTCAGCGGCAAGATAGGTGTTGTCGCCGATTGTGACCGAGCCGTAGTTTCTCATGCCTGTAACTATTGTATCAAAGACAACTCCCCCGAGGGTTTTATCTCCTTCAATGGCTACCCTAATGCTACTTGTTCCAGTTGGGGAACAGTAGGCATCAAGACTGTTTTGAGCGGTGCGCTCTGACACTCGACCTACAACCAAAGTGACTGTGAAGTTGTAGGTGGAGAGTGCGTTGTTGAAAGCTCGGTGATAATCCACAGATGAAGGCGCAATAATCGCGTAAGGCGGGTTCACATTGTCAGGGATAGTTGGCCCTGAGCGAAGTCCGGTGATTGTTGCCAGCCTGGTTGCTAGCCCCGA